GCCCCAATCAATCAAAACCTGACTTTAAAGCCAGGAAAAACTCCTCTATAGCTTAGGAGCCTCGGACTTCCGTCCAAAGCTTCCACCGGCGGTACAGACCAGCACCCCGCCGAGGGGTGTACATTGGCCCTGTTAACCAGTTGCCGCAACAAGTGCGGCGGAGCATCTCTGGATATCCAGCGAATGTGGTCTCATCTTTTTTAGAGATTACGATCCACACGCGACGGTACCAGCGCCAAGGCAAGAACTTACGTTTCCCGGGTGGGAAAACGCGAAAGTCCTTGTCAAGCGTTGATGTCTTTGTAAGGTTTAACGCATTCAATGTGCAAAGTGCCGCTACTGAGTATTCGCAGTCCATGGTCCTACCATGAACTCCGCGTTCACTCTCGATATCGTAAGTGACGGCTGAGTCTCGCGACCAGCCGATTACCATACCATCATTTGGGTACACCCGGGGCAAAGAGCCCCAAGTACGATCCAAATAATCAGCAACATACTTACACATCCGATAATATCCTTTAAGGTACATAGCGTTGTGAAACGCTACAAACCCCATTAGGACATCTGGGTTATATGTAAGCTCCGACACATAAACAGCGCGCAAGCGCGTAGGTGTGACTTCGAGGCCATGGAAGGCCTCGCACCCGCAGGATTCTCTGAAGAATCCTGCTGTGCAACATTTGGCCGTATTGAATAGTAATCCAAACGGAAGCATCTGTTGCATCACAACTTCATAGACTTCAGAAGTCGTGATAATGTCGTCGCCATAAACGAAAACGATACGGGCAGCTTGTTTCAAGCTGTATCCATATGTTCTCATAATCACAGAGACGGCTAGTGCCCAAAATATGAACGCTTCGACAGGAAAGCATAATGCTGAACCCATCGGAGCGTACTTGTTTAGGTACATGACCGTTCCATCCGGAAGCTTTGCGTGAGTCGAACGCGCTGCAAGCAGCGCCTCGAGTACCGGGCAATTATGGAATATGGCTTTCACCAGTTCCGTACTAACCCTGTCGCTAGCTTCCTTCATATCCAAAGTAACCCACTTACCGGTTTTGGAACCTTCAAGTGCGAGTTCGCGGTTGACGTTTTGGTCCGTAAAATTTACGCGACCCTTAGTTAACTTGTGCGACTCTAGCCTGCTGACAATTAAATCAGCAAGCCCTTGTTGGATCCACTGGTATTCTAGTGGTTCACTCGATATCAGTCTCGGACCTCGACTATCCTTATCCACTGGTGCAACCTTGGTTGTACCAGAAGGAATTTCGGGTAGTCGTTGAATCCTCCTGTAGTCGTCGCAAACATGGTTCAGGTTAAACATAAAGTACTCCGTGAAGGGGTACACTTTGTCTAACGCGGTGTAGATACGCCCAAATTGGGATTTCTCTACAACGTTTTCACCAGTTGCAACAGAACCTGGACCATGACGAGGAGTAATTTCTCGAAACGGGAGGTTTCCAAAGATACTAACTGCAATATTAGCAGCAGTACGAATGACGCCAGAAGTGTCTTCGCGAATTGCGACTTCGCAATCAACGAGAGACGAGTCTGTCTGTATGAAGGACTGTATGACCTTTTCGGTCTTGTCTTTTTCATAAGGTAATCGCAGTTTGTACAAGGTGTACAAGATCTGCCGGATGTGATAGACTGCAGTATAAGCCTCCTTCAAGTTGAAGGTTGGCTCACTAAGACCATGATTGTTAAGGACTTTTCCAAACAATCCTCCTAGAAACTCCGGGAGGACCGAATCCTTCCTGGCCAAAAAGCCAGAAGGAACCTCGAATGGTTTATTATTCCCAAGGGCCGTGTCAAGGGCCTTCGCAAGTCGAGGCATGTCTTCCGTGAGGAAGGAGATGCCTTGGCTTTTGACCCGATTAGCAATTTCTTGCCGATCGCGTAAAAGAGACTTATGAATACAATCATCGCCAACGTAGCAGTCCGCTACGTCGGTAATTAAACGAACTACGAGCGCCGAGTAGAACTCGACGAGGCTATTATTAGTGGTCATATATATGGCAACTGTCCTAGCACCTCAATCATCCAATAACCACCGACGGGTCCATTAGGGTAGCAAGCCCTAACCCGGGTTTAAAGCTCACCCGCCAAGAGGCGAGTAAGATGAGTGCTCACTGGCGAAGCAGCGAGACCGATCGCAGAAGGGGAATCCCCTTTCTCAACGAAGGTCGCTGCCATGCACAGTAAGTCATGAATCATCGTCGCATTATTGTAGCTGCCCACAGGCGGCATACTAACAATAATGGATGCTTGAGCTTTAACCGGTGTCATTACGCCGCCAACATCCACCAATTCGGTGTATTCAGCGCGTACTAACAGTCGATCCGTTTCCATCCCTTTATTTTCATTGCTCTTTTGGAGCGCAGTAGTAAAGGAAAGGCTATCGCCATTCTTGCGAACGACGCGGCCTGGTTTGGAATAATCTGTGACCCCGACGCTATTAGTAGCGCCGGCGATGTCTTTCAGAGTTACGGTATTATTGAACATGAGGTGTTGTTTCTATTGGCCGGAAGAGTCCGGCTACTGGATTTGGGAGTGTATAATCTCCCGGACATTTCAGGAACAGAGTGCTCCTGCGATGCCTACCCATTCAATTGGGTGGTCTCGCTTTAACTACGTCAGATTTTACTCATGACGTGATCAATTGAAGACTGCTGACGCTGTATCATAATCAGTCGTGAGACTGCTTTTGGCAGCGGAGCGTCGCCTTTTGGGCGGCGCTTAGAGGATACGGGATGCCGGCCACTAATGTAATCAGTGGCCTTTCCTCCGTAAAGACGGGCGAGTACTACTCGCTGTCTTGCTTTTTCAAGCCCTTGTGCATCCTTGACGCGCTGCTTTTGGCGCCGAATATCTTGTTTTAGTTTGCGAGCGTTGGCTCGATCTATTGCAATCAATCGGCGCTTAGCAGCCGCGTAAGCGCGCCGAACTGTGATAATTTCTTTGCGAGCGACTTTCCAGGCGCTCTCAATTACTTTGTCACGGGACGGAATTCGCTGAACGATAAGAGAAGTAGCTACGGCAAACCGTTTTACTTTCCAAGGCTCAGTACGCACTGTCAGCACGTTCTTTGATGAGAGAGCAGGTGGTTGATCCACCTCTCTCTTGTAATAGGTGGTGGATGTAGAGGCAATTGGCGTAAAGCCAAAGGTCTCTGATCCCACAGGAGCCCAAGGGTTATCCTGATACCGTATACCTATTAGTCGGGTACCGACGAGCTTGCCAGAACGGCAATAATCGGTCACAGTTACGTTGCACTCATACCAGTCTGTTTCCTGATCTATAATCCATTGACCGCAATTGGTAAACCAATCAGCGATGAACGAAAAAGGGACCAAATCCCAGACACCAGAAGCGATATGTACTCCTAAAGAGTCACACAACTGGAATAGGCGTTTGAGGAAGCCAGTAACCGCGGGTACTGAGTACAAATACTCAATACACGAATGTATAGCCAAGTCTTCGAAAGAAGTCTGAATAACCACCGAAGTGTTTAACAAACCTTCCACTGGAAATGGATATACATCCGTGCGGGCTGACAACGGGATTAAGACAACACCATTGTGAAATGAATGTTTCTTGTTGGCTTCCCTATCAAATACGTCTGCTCGCTGCTTCCAATCCCAAAGGATTTTAAGCAACGAAGTAATGTCTCGACAAGCGTCGAGTGTACCAAATTGCGTCTCAAGATGCGTATTAGCTGTTCCTCGGGCTACTGAGCCTAAGGTAAGCTTTCCGTTTCTCTTGCAGAACGAATTGAGCTGATCGCTCCATCCATCCCGCGTGAGGTAACGGCCGTATATCCTGAGCACGTCTTTGTACTGGCCAAGGAACGAAATCAAGTTAAAACCAGTCGTAAGACTGATATTAATGTCCTTAATTCCTTGGTTTGCATATCTAGCCAGATTCCAGTGATTCATGATAGCGGGAAGCCGAAGGGCTCCGCTAACAGTTTCACTGAAGTAGGGGCTGATTGCCGAATCGATACCCTTTAAAAGGTGGCGCGTCGGAATGCTAATCAGTTGCCCAGTCACACCAAATTGAAACAAGCCGGTATTAAAGTGAGAATATAAGTCCTCACGATAGGTACCGACCTCAACGTAGTGTGTACCAGCTAGAACAAGGTTGTGTTTGTAATTCACAACATCCTTATAGAAGGTACCCGGTTTACCAGCAACATCAAGCAAAAGCTGACGTTGCTGGGTATAGACAGGGCCTTCTTCCAGTTGAAAGGACTCGTTGGAGACATAGTCGCCACCATTGCTGGTGATAACATAGCGCCGCGGATTCTTACCCACTGGGTGGAACGTTTCGCGAAATCGCTCACGTGGCCACTCGGAATTCATAAATTCGACCTCGGGCTTTCGTCTTTTGGACGGGGCATCGGGTCGGACTCGTGTTTTGTTTGGTTTGGTTTTCGTATTCATAACAGAGGCCCCCGTGAGG